GCTACAGAAATAATTCCGATACTTGATCAAATGGATGGAAATGTGGGCTATGACTCCAAAGGTCAATTAACTGTAACAGATGCAGAAAATATACATTATTCATGGTTTTTGAGAAGTGAAAATCCATATAAACCTAAACAGGGGATGTTTTAAATGGATGATGAATTTTATATTATAAAAATGTCAAGATTATTAGAATATAGGCATAAAGATTTCTATTGGAATAATAAGCCGGTAACATTACAAGATATAGATACAGCTATAGAGAATAGAGTAAAAGGTATAAATGAAGTCTATGATGATTTTGATTACTTAAAAGATACGCCAAAAACAAATACTTGGCATATAGCTAGGATAATTTATTTTATTCAGCATCCGACCTCAATTACTCCACTTAACATAGATAATAAATGTTATAATGGTATTATATCAGCAATACCTATTATTGAAGATGGTAATCATCGCTTTATGGCTTTGCTATATCTTAAAAGAAAAGAGATAAAGATTAATTATTCTGGCCGGCGAGATGTATTAGAATATTTGCAAGGTAAAACGAATAAAATTCCTGAATAGATTATAAATTATTACCATAAAAAGAGGTCGCAGATATATTAAGAAAAATAAATAAATAAAGAGGAGTCTTATAATATGAGTATAAAGTTAACACCAGAAATGATTAATAAATTAAATTTAAAGTTAGAAGATGAAGGTAGTTGCTTGAGGTATATTGCGAAAGGAGACATAGGAGTATATAATTTAACTATGCTAGATAAGTTCATAGATTCCAGATTTAATATTTGTTTAACTTGTACAAATGAATTTAATAAGATTGTGAGAAAGTTTTTAATAGAACAAGGAATAACAGATGCAAGGTACTGGAATACATTAATAACTTTGATAATTTCTGTAGAAAAATAAAATTAATAAGGAGGATAAAAGAATGCCCAATGAAGGTCATATGATTGAATTTGTAGATATATGCCAATCAATTAAAGAAATAAATAAAAAATGCAAACAATTAGAGGATAAGGGGTATTTATTTGTTGGTCAAGATGATTGCGGTTGTTATAGTTCGTTAATATATGAATTACCAGAAGGAGAGTATAAGGAAGACGTAATAAGAAAACATAAAGAAATTGTTGAGTATTGTAAACTTCACAAAAAATTAAATGATGAAATAATTTAATATAAAAAGTTGATTCTATGTGAAATTAATAAATAAAAATAAATAAGAAATTTGATAAATGTAGCCACTAACTCATGACTTTAGTCACGAGAGTGTGGCTTTAAGGGAAATTTATACTTGTATAAAATTAATAAATATATTATAATATATATAGAAAGGAAGTGTATTTTTATTATATGAATACTATTGAAAAAGGTTTTAAATATAGAATCTATCCTAATAAATCTCAACAAAAACAAATAGAATTATTCTTTAATGCTAAAAGATTTGTTTGGAATCATTTTTTGAAATTAAATATGGATAGATTCCAAAATAAAGAAAAATTATTAACTTATAATAAAATGTCTACACTTCTTACTCAATTTAAAAAGGATAATCCTTGGTTAAAACAATGTGAAAAATCTGTATTGCAGAATACTTTAAAAGATCTATCCATTGCTTATAATAAATTTTTTAAGGGTTCTATGAAATATACAGATAAAACTTTACAAAAAGCTAAAAGAACGGGTAAAAATCTTACTTTTTATGATTTAGATAAGCATCCTAAATTTAAATCTTATAAAAATAATTATCAATCTTGTAAAATAAACTTTACTAATAATAATATTGAAGTATTAGAAAAAGAGATTAAATATACATCTACATATAAATATAAAAAGCAATTTTGTAAGATTAAATTACCTAAAGTTAAAAAAGTAAAAATAGCATATTCAAGACAATATCAAGGCAGAATAGTATCGTCTACTTTATCAAGAGATACTGATGATAAATATTATATTAGTTTATGTTGTATAGATATTCCACAAGAAGATAAAGATAAATCTGGTGCAGTTATTGGAATAGATCTTGGAATTGAAAAATTTGCTACTACATCGGACAATGAAATAATTAATAATCCTAAATATTATAGGAAATATGAAAATAAAGTAATTAAATTACAACAAATATTAAGCAAAAGGAAAATAGGAAGCAAAAATAGAAATAAACAAAGATTAAAGGTGAATAAATATCATAAAAAGATATATAATTGTAGGATAGATTTTCTTCAAAAGTTATCGACAAAATTAATAAATGATTATGATATTATATGTATGGAAGATTTAAACGTAAGAGGGATATTACAAAATCATAAATTAGCAAAGAGTATATCGGATGCGAGTTTCTTTGAATTCAATAGAGAATTAGAATATAAAAGTAGATGGTACAATAAGATATATCAACAAATAGATAGATATTATCCAAGTAGTCAAATATGTAGTGGATGTGGAAATCAAAGTGAACAAACAAAAGATTTATCTTGTAGAACGTATGTATGTGAAAAATGTGGATTAGAGATAAATCGTGATTATAATGCAAGTATAAATATATTAAGAGAAGGATTAAGGGGAATAAGAGAAGCAAGTTAAGATGATATAAGAAAGGTAACCGTAGGAACTATGGGGATAGCTTGGTAATGAAATACTCAGGAGAGTATAATCCCAAGAATCTCGTTGCTTTAGCCATGAGTTGTTCAAATATTGTTAGTAAAATTTAAATATGGTAAAATTGAACCATAACAGGGGAGGGATTAATTAATGGATAAGATAGAAACGAAAGAGGATGCAAAATATTTTCTGGAACATTTTAAAGAATTTGCCCGGGAAGATGATTATGGCGGATTAAGTTTTGACTTCCATGACAATTCTTTGAATTTTATGAATCGTTTTGGTGGCACTACAAGAATAGAAAAAAAGAAAGATGGTTTTTGTATAATGTCATGGAGACAAGGTTGGAGTGATCAAAGTCCTAGTTATTTAGATGATCCTGAAGGGTATGTATTTGAACATAGGAAAGACATAAACAAATGGATATAAAATATTAAAAAACGAAAGGGGAAATTAAAGATGCAGACAAAAACAAAAGATAGGCTTATAACTGTTTATGACGAAAGGTATGGAAATATGGATGATTATACATTAAAAGAGATTAAAGAATGGCTTGATTTTGAAGCACCAAGTTGGTGTCAAGAAATGCATTTCAATGACAAAGAATTATGTTGTACTGGTTATGTGGGCAAAGGGGGATATAGAAAAGTAGTTTGGAAAGATTTATTTGGAACATGGGGTTTCCCTACAGAAATAAGAGGGTAAAATTAAGAAGGAATATAAGCTACTAACTTATATTCCTTCTTGTGAGATGGTAAAAGTTCTTAATAAATTTGTTCTAATACACCAATGTGTTACGGTTCAACAATATTTTTATTTAAGGTTTAAACTTAGATTAAATAAACATTTAAATACACCCTGTGTTGAGGTTCAATAAAATATTTGCTTTATAAATTACGCAAACATTTAAATACAGCGTCTGTTATGGTTCAACAAATTTTCAAACTTATAAAAATAAAACATTTAAATACGCTATGCGTTAGGGTTAAATTTTTTGTACAGTTGATATTGCACAACTTAACTTACATTTAAATACAACGCTTGTTGAGGTTCAACAATTATATACATACATATATAATAAGACATTTAAAAACAATAATTGTTATTATTCATTAAATTCAATATAATATATATAGATCAAAAAGTCAATACATATAAAAATAAAGCCATATAAAATGTATAATTTATCTACATATTTTTACATTATAATTAATAACAGAAGGGAGTTTTAGATATGGTTAAACCAGAAGAACTTATTCAAGGAAGCTACTATATTCAGGCAAGCTATGGAATTTGTATATACATGGGACTTAAAGAAGCTCCATTAGGAGGAGTAAAACATTGTTTTATGTTTAGAGATAATAAAGGTTATTATATAGATAATGGAGAATTAAATGGATTTTATAAATACGGTAATGTTGGGAATAATCCTCCAAGGTTAGATTCATTAGTAAATAGAAAAAGCTGGAGGAATCGAAAACAAAAATCAATGATAGAATCAAGAAAACAAGCAAAAGAATTATTACAAATATATAAAAACAGGGCAAATACAAAAGGATTTGCATTTTCAAAAGATACATTGTTACAGAAACAATTTGAAAAAGAAGTACCTTTTACATTATCTCCAGGACAATTCAGATGTATGAATGAAATAAAGAGAGATATGGAATCAGATAAATCTATGGACAGACTTTTATGTGGAGATGTTGGATATGGTAAAACAGAACTAGCAATGAGAGCTGCTTTTAAAGCTGTTCAAGATGGAAAACAGGTAGTAATTTTAACACCTTCAAGAATACTGTCAAAGCAGCATTACAATGATTTTATAGATAGATTTAAAGGATATAATGTTAAGATAGGCTTATTGACAAGTCAAAGAAATAAAAGGAGGACTAAATTATTGAAGGATATTGAAGATGGTAATATAGATATAATTATAGGTACTCAAAACGTAGTATCTAAATGTGTTAAGTACCACGATATAGGACTTATGGTTATAGATGAGGAACATAGATTGGGGGTAGCAACAAAAGAGAAAATAAAGGCAATTTCAGCTAATGTAGATGTCTTATCTATGTCGGGTACACCAATACCTAGAACTTTAAATCTAACTAAATTACACATTAGAGATATAAGTATAATAGATACACCTCCAGCAAATAAAAAAGCACCCATTACAGAATCATGTTCTTGGAATAATAATAAAATTAAATTTGTTATAGAAAGAGAATTAAATAGAGATGGACAGATATTTTTGGTTGATAATAATATAAATGAACTATATGTTTTAAGAGATTATGTAGAAAAATTAGTTCCAGGAATTAGAACTGGCATTGTACATGGGAAAATGAGACAAAATGAAATAGATAATATCATGGAAGATATGTTAGATAAAAAAATTGATTTATTATTAGCTAGTACGGTAATAGAAGTAGGAGTTACTATTAAAAATGCTAATACAATGATAATTTTTAATAGTGATATGCTTGGATTGGCACAATTGCATCAACTTAGAGGAAGAATAGGAAGAGGTAATAATGGTACGCAATCTTATTGTGTCTTAACATATCCTAAGAAAAAACATTTAGAACCTACAGCAAAAGAAAGATTAAAAATAATGTGCGAAAATTCATATTTAGGTAGTGGATTTAAGATCTCAGAACAAAACGCTGATATCAAAGGATTTGGAGAGTTGATAGGGATTAGACAATCAGGTCACTTACCAGATGTTGGAATGGAATATTATATAGAAATGTTGACTCGATCTGTAGATAAAGAAAAAGAGTGTGTGTAAGAAAACTAAAAATATCTCATGTAAAATTAATAAAAATTATTGACAATATCCTCTATATATGATAATATAAATATAGAGGAGATTATATATTTTTATAATGTAAAAAATTAATAAATATAATATGAAAGTATATTTTGAAAAGAAGGTTATGTATTTATGAGAAAAAGAAGATATGTATATAATTGGGAGCAATCTTATTTTTATATGCAACATGGAATAATGCCAATTGAAAGGCCCCAAATACATTTTAAGACAGGGAATATATTCTTTGTTTTTGATTATATAGATACTAAACGAGTACATGATTTATGGTGTACAAGAGAAAAAGCAATATAAATGAAAGGATATGTGATAGTATATTTAAAAGAGTAAGCGAAGTTATAACAGTGGATGAGATAAGAAAATGGGGAGTAGGAAGTTTAATTTGTATACAAGCTGGTACTGGTATGGGTAAGTCATATTTTATAAAGAATATTCTAGGAGCTTTTTGTAAACAACAGAATAAGAAAATATTATATCTAATACATAGAAAAAATTGTATAGATCAATTTCAAGAGGAAATTAATAAAAATAAAAAGACTGATATTATAGATATAATGAGTTATCAAAAACTAGAAACATATTGGAGATATCATAAAATATTTGATTTTAGTTCATATCAATATATCGTATGTGATGAATTTCATTATTTTTTAAGTGATGCAGCATTCAATAAATTTTCTGACATCTCATTAGATATAATATTAGGTTGTAAAAATAATATAAAAATATTTATGTCTGCAACAGGAGATTATATGCTTAGATATCTTAATAATTATAGACATATACAAACCAAAGATTATAAATTACCTATAGAATATAATTTTATTGAGGATTTAACATTTTTTAATAAAGAAGAAACTATAGAAAAGTTTATAAAAGAATCAATATCAAAGAAAGAGAAATCTATATTCTTTATTGAATCCGCAAAAAAAGCATATGATTTATATAAGAAACATAAAAAGTATTGTTTATTTAATTGTAGCAAATCAAATAGTCATTATAAGTATGTAAACACTAAAAAAGTTAATGAAATGCTAACTCATTGCAAATTTGAGAAACTTATATTAATAACAACTACCTGTATGGATGCCGGAGTGAATATCTTAGATCGACAAGTAAAGCATATAATATGTGATATAAAAGATATTGGCGTTCTAATCCAGTGTATAGGTAGAAAAAGACAGTTAGATAACAGAGACAAGATATATTTATATATTAGAGCAATAATAAATAATAGTCTTGGAGGGATGAAATCACAATTACTAAAGAAGGTTAGAATGGCTAGATATTTCAAAGATAATGGATTACAAAAATTTATTGAAGCATATCCAAAAGAATCAGATATAAGTAATATCATCTACGATGCAAAGACAGATGATAATGATAAATGTACTAAAAAGATTAATGAAATGATGTATTTTAAATGCAACATAGATATACAAATAATAAGTGATATGATTGGTCGAGGAAAATATGGATATTGTAAGTACTTAACTGATTTATTTCAATATAAGGAGAGATATAGGTTGATAGATGAAAATTATGAAATTGATTTAGAAGATTATCTGAATAATATAGTTGAGAAAAAATTATT